CTCGACCTTATTAAGGGGCAAGTTCGTCACAGTCAGCTGACCATCATTACCAGGAATAGAAATAGAAGCCATAATATAAATCCTCAATTAATCATCATAAAGTCCGAACCGGGGTTCGGTATCAGTTAGACCACCTAACCAATGCGAGCAGTATACGCTACCGGTCGCTCAGGGTCAACTGTATAAACCCTTGAGAATCAATAAGTTATAAGCGTTGGAAAAACTCCAATAGAATCAAGGAGTTACAATCCCTGTAGAATCAGGGAGTTACGGAATCCTGCATAGATTTAATAGGAATCCTAATAAAATCAGGGAGTTACATAACCCCTTGTAAAATCAAGAGGTTACGTACTCCCCGAACTTGGTCTAGATTAGGCCTTCTTCTTACGAGTCTTCTTGACCTTCTCAACAACTACTGCTGCCTCTGCCTTGACCTCTGTAGCAACTTCCTTGGCTGCTACTAGAACATCTTGAGCATCGACCTTGCCATCATTGTTGAGATCTGGCTTCTTGTAAAGCTTCCAGATTACCCAACCAGCAACTGCAACTAGAATTAAAATTAATAACGTACCCATTTTTATCTCCTTTGTTTACTCTTCTTAGATTTCTTATTCGCCCTGATCGCTTTCATTCGTATCACCTTTCTTCGATCTTCCAATATTATACTTTGTGACAAGCTGCCACTCATTCTTTTGCTTATAAGGAATGACCTTGATTAGTCTCATTGGTGCAACTGGCTCTTTAGTCTTTTCAGCATCAACAACTGAAACAAGACCCCAGTCTGCTAACAAGTTAACAATTGTGTTTCGACGGGCTAGGTCGTCATCTGTAATAGATGATGGGCGACCATCAAGAGCAAACAACTCTTTAAAGTGTACAATATAGTACTTACCCTTCTTATGGAGAATGTGGCAGGATTGGTATAATGTTTTGTTCTTTTCAGAAGCAATACCAATTCTTGTTAGTGTCTCTTTGACCTTTAGGAAGTCATCATTCTGCTTTAGAGTGACTTCAATAAAACTTTCTACTGTAATCATCTTTTCGCCCCACCCACGTGCATTTTTTGTTTTAATTCTCTAAGCTGATCTGTATAGTATTGACTGTATCTCCTTAGCCTTTCTAATATTACATTTATAGTAGTCACTAATGAGCTGTGTATCTTCGTCTACTTCAGCCTTATGCCATTTGGAGAACCTTTTGTTCTTCCTTATACTATTTAGAAGGAAGTCAAATTGGAGCTTTTTATCCATATGGTGCCGCAGGTTCATTTCATTGCAATACAGCACAGTATCCTGGAAATACGACAATCCACGGTTTACAAGATATGGATTGTATAATTTCTCGGCTTTTTCCGGATTTTCCGACGTAGATATGACATCAATCTTGGTATAATTGATGGCGTTTAGAAAGTCGAACGGATTCATGCGTATTCGACCTCAGCCATCAATTGACTCAAGCATGCCACCAGATTGATCTCTTGATCGGCAACAAATGCAGCCTTATACTGATAGTCTGCTAGAATCAAGATAGCCTGAGGAATAGATGCTGGTTTAGCAATTGCATTCAATGCATCATAAATCTTTCTAAAGAGTACAGCTGGTTCAGTATCATTAGATTCAGCAACCCACTTTCTCATATCATTGAATCTTCTATCCTTTAGGATAGTTACAAGCTGTGTGAAGTGCTCATCAGATAGATTGACTAAAATGCCTGAATCAATCACTCCACCAACGCTGTAGCGCTGGAGTTCATTCAATACTCGGCGCCAATCAGGGAAGTGGCGGGCAATCAACTCACCAACAACATTCTTATTATATTCAATCTGCTCTTTGCCAAGGATATCCAGTACTCTCTTATAGAACTGGTTGGCAAGGACAGGCTTCTCTTTAGGTGGGATCTTGAACTCTACGATTGAACATCTAGAATGTAGTGGTTCAATGATTCTAGACTTGAAGTTACAAGTTAGAATGAATCCACAGTTCTTAGAGAACTCTTCCATAAAGTTTCTAAGAGCAGGCTGGGTAGACTGAGCATTAAGATAGTCAGCCTCATCCAGGATAACCATCTTCCTACCACCACTAAAAGATACAGTACTAGCAAACTGTTGGATCTCATTTCGTAGTGTATCAATACCACCATTCATCGATCCGTTGATTACAATGTAGTCACAGCCAAGCTGTTCGCACATTGCTCTTGCAACAGTAGTTTTACCAGTACCTTGCGTACCAGTTAGTAGTAGGTTAGGAATAGTTCCGCTATCAACAAATGCCTGGAATGTCTTCTTGATATCCTGCGGTAGGATACAATCAGCTATAGTTCGAGGGCGGTATCTTTCAACCCATAGTACTTCTTCTAGCATACATTAAGCCTTCTTTCTGGTCTTACTGTCTGCAGCGATAAAGTACTCGAGGTCTAGCTTTTCGTTCTTGAATGAGCCAACACCATTGGATGATAGACTAACTTTATAATCACCCTGGATTAGTTTAAGGTTCTCTGCTGCATAGACCATTGTAAGGTCAGCAGTAGATGTTCCATCAACCTTAACAGAGAACTTGTTAGAGGATGGGTTCTTTGGATCGGCAACAACAACATTGATCTCGTTATTCTCACTAACAATACTCAACTTATCAAGCTGAAGGATACTTGTAGCCTTCAATACTTCATTAAGTGTCTGAGCTGGAAGTGTGATAGTAACTTCTGGATCAGTAACAGCAATCTTCTGGATAACAGAATCAGATGGCGCAACAATCATTTCAGATGCTGCGTACATATATTCAATAGATTTGTTACCAGAAGAAATGACTACTGAGTTATCACCAAAGCTGAAATCAGGATCATCAAAAATACTTACGACACCCAAGAACTGTTGCATATCATAGATTGCAAAAGCAGCAGGGAATGTCTCAGATACACTTACCTTAGCTAGTATATTTTTATTAGTACTGATAGTGCTGAGTACATTCCCTGCCTTAACCGATAGGTTAGGATTGATCGAAGCATAGTTCTTCAAGACCTGTAAGGTCTGAGTAGAAATTTTCATAATATAAATTGTCCTTTATCACTTATCAGGATTGCCTACAATGTTCTCGTACATTGTAGTAAATTCTTCAATGGAATTCAACTCTTGAGCATAGTTATTTTTGTGAAATACTCTAGCCATTTTATTAAGAGTCTTTTTAGGAATCTCATGGATCTTGGATGCAGCGTCAATTGCATCTTTAATGAATTCCTTCTCAGCTTCAATTCGTGTCATCGAGTTTGAAACTTCAACAAGGACACCTTTCACCTTTTGCTTATCAAATGCCATAATATAATAACCTCAATTATTTCTTAATTTTGGAAAGATCCGCTGTAGCCGCTGCACCAACTGATGCAAGGGCTGCCAAGCTGCCACCAAATGTATAAGAACCAGTGTGGTTCAATTGCATCCATGGGCACAACCAAACTTTCATATCCATGTTACGTACCCACTGGCAGAACATATAGTCTTCAGAGAGATATCTCTTAGAGTATTGTCTGAGTAGAGTATTATCAGGACTATTGACAAAGTTTACAATGTCATCTGGTGTAGCACTTGGATTAGCTTCCAAGTATGCCTTAAGCTCAGCACCCATGTACATTCTCTTACCATCAATTGGTGTATCGAAGAATGCAAAGATTTCTCTTGTACCATCAAAGTGAGCTGTACGAACATGATCAGGCTTATAGGACTGATAAGGATATGTCTCTCTGAACTTCTCGAATGTCTTCTTACGAATCATCATGAAGCCAGTACCAATCTCTAGTACCTCTGCTGGTTCACTCAACTTGATTTGAGTTGGACCATCCTTGGCAATAACTGGATTGAAGACATAGTCACCAACAAACTGCTCGAGTTGATTTGGATTTTCATCAGCAACACCCTTATCAACAGCTTGCTTAACCTTTTCCCATGAGATACACTTCTTAGGATATGGACCGCCAATGATGTCAAATGGCGACTCATCAGACTGAAGAGCCAACAATGTAATAACATCGTTTGGATCAAATCCGATATCCGAGTCAATGAA